ATCCATTGTGAAATACTCCTTATTCCGCTGGATACTCCGGACGACCAGAAACGTCTCTTATCTTCGCAGCTCACGGGCGCTTACTTTAACGAATTTGTTGAGGTTGATCCTGTCTTCATTTCTGGAGCCTTGGGTCGTTGTGGTCGTTACCCATCCCAGCTCAGAGGGCGACCAAACTGGTTCGGCGTGTTTGCGGATTCTAACCCCGGCACGGAAGATTCTCCTTACTACGAAATCCTCAAGGTTGAGTTACCAGAGTCATACGGTTACTTCGAGCAGCCCCCACCACTTCTGAGGGACGACGGTGGCAATGTCACAGAGAACCCCCTTGCAGAGAACATCACCTACCTCCCCGGGGGTTACGATTACTACTGGACGCTCCTCAATGGCGCTAGTCCCGAGTGGTCGGAAAGATTTGTATTTGGACAGTGGGGGGAATCTTTACAAGGTCAGGCTGTCTTCAAGAACACATTCAAGGACACGTTCCATGTTGCGAAGGGCCCGCTTACTCCCAGTGTTGGCCACGCGCTTATTATTGGCATGGACTTCGCACGTGCACCTGCTGCTATCGTCATGCAGGTGGATCACGTCGGACGATTGCTTGTATTGCAAGAAGTCTATGAGGAGAACATGGGCGTGGAGAAGTTCGTACGAGACCGCCTTATGCCGGTCGTGTTTTCTCCTCGTTTTCAAGGGAAACCCATGTACATCGTGGGCGACCCAAGTGGCATTAAGAAAAGCGAAATCGGAGAGCGATCGGTCTTCACCATGATAAGGGGATTGGGCTTTGAAGCTATTCCTGCTCAGACAAATAATATCAAGCCACGTTTGGATGCAGTTGAAAAATGGTTGCTCATGCAGAGAGAGGGCGAGGCAGCTATTCTATTTGATCCAGAAGGATGCCCAGAGCTCATTACTGCCCTCAAGCATAAGTACCGCTATCGCGCTCGAAAGGATGGCGAACTCGAAGACAAGCCCCATAAAGTCAGACCGTGGGCCGATCTTGCGGATGCTTTGCAATATGGTTGCCTCGGAACAGCACAAAACCTCATGGGGAAAGTGATGCGTCGGATGCAAAGACAAGACTTCAAAAAACCGGATATGCCGGTGGGGGCGTGGACATGATTATAACTTTAGAAAGGTTTGCATACCTTGATGACTGCACGCGAGGTGTTCTGAATGTTGGCAACCAGTCGTTCCAAACAATTGAGCGCCCTTGGGTTAAAAACCCAGTTGGTCCGGGTGGCACGCCTTTTGAGAGTTGCGTACCGGATGGCTTGTATCGTTTGCGTAATTACACACGGCCATCGGGCAAGAAAGCGTTCATTTTCTCAAACCCCGATCTGGGAGTCTGGGAACAGGACGAGGAACGCAACCACTCTACGTGGGGCCGGTACCTCTGCCTTATCCACCCCGGCAACACAGTCGCAGACGTAGTCGGGTGTATAGCTCCCGGTTTGACTGGATCGGATCGTTCCGTTGGGAGCTCTCGCGCCGCGATGCTGAAGCTTCATGAGCTCTTAGAAGGGTACGAACATGACCTTGCAATTCGCCCCAAGGGTACTTCTTAACCACTTAGACCTATAAATTTTGAGACCGTTAAGAGCTTCTTTTGTACCCACGACCCGAATGTTCCTGAGGTTGTGTGGCCTGATATGGCTTCATCCCAAACTGCATCAGCGATGTTGTCAAGGTCGCCCTGACCAATCGACTGCCCTTGGTTGAAAATAAGGCCCGCAGAGTTGTTACCAAGGATGCCTACTTGGTTCGCAGTAGCGACGTCGATGATGTTGTTATTTGATCCGCTTAATGACACTCGATATTGGCCGTCTTCAAACGTTACGAAGTACGGATCAATGACTTCAATAGCTTCAGCGTACTGCACACCAGAAATGGTATACGACAAATTGTGTCGTTGAGTATCCGGCCAAGGCATACCTTCTTCTGATGCTTCAAGGTTTTTCAAGTCATCGAAGAAAGCAGAAGTGTCTAACTCACGTACTTCAGGAGAAACTTGGATTATAGGCATATCAGCCCGTGGGACTGTGATCTCACCGGTGATCCAATTTACTGTCGTAGCCATTATTCATCTGCCACTAGAGTGATGGTCTGAGATAGCCCACCTGATGTAATGGTAGCGTTAATCGGGCTGGTTTTGTAAACCGGCGACGCAGTGCCTTTCCGAACATACCCTCTCACCGCCTGTGGGGTAGTACCGCCGTAACTCAGATTTACCTCACCAAGCGCGTCTGTAGTGTCATATGGGATCAGATCATCGCCGCCAGTTGAAGTTGTTCCGGGCCTGATAGCGAGAGTGAAGCTAGTACCATCCTCGCCAGCATCGCCAGTTGTGCCGAACGACCCCGGTGTCTCCGTGCCTGCTGTAGCGACCAACTTGGACACGACGTTGAGGTTACGCCCACTACCACCTTCGAGGGTGCCATCAGTCGTGTAGCCGGAAATACCCGCCCAGCTTACCGTACCGGGGCCACCTGACCAGCCACTCATAATTACCACCCACGCATTGTTTGTAACAGTCGTAATGGCACTGGGGGCGTAGCTCAGGTCGTCCACGCTGTCAGTCTTGTGGGTCGCCTGCACGTATGAGACATCCAGTGGAGTACCTGTATTCCCGTCACGGTAGACAGCCATCATCCCTGCCGTGTGAGTCCCTGCACCGAAGTCGTGACTGAAGGCATACCCGTTACCTTGTGTGGCACCGCGTACCTTATACCCGATCCAGAACCGCTGGTTGGATGTACCTGTCACTTCGTCAAGTTCAGTAAAGTCAGCGGGAGGAGTCCAAACAGAACCGGTTGCATCGTTTTTGACGATTACAAGTATCAGGTCGTCTTCCTGCGTACCCGCCGGTTCACTCAGCGTAACAGAGGTTGCTGAAGAACCCGCATCCACACTGTTAGTACCAACATGACTAATGGTAGCCGTACCACCGGCCCCTGTCTCCAAGAACACTCTAGCACCTTGGATGGGGATACCAGCTGTGGTTACTGCCTTAATGGTTACTGTGACGGTCTGGTTGACAACTGTTGTAGAACTGGCGGCGTTACGGACACTGGGCTGGTTGCCGGTACCGTTGACGTTGATTGTCACCAACCCGCCTGAATTGTTGAACACAGCTGCATCTGCCGCACCTGTAGAAGCAGTAGGATTCGAGCCGGGGGTACCACCGTAGCCGGTGAATGTAATGTCTTGGAGGCCGTATGTTCCGGGGGTGTCAATCTCGATGGCGTGGCCCACACCAGTTTGTACAAACTCAGTATTATTCAGGTCTGTGGAAACGCCGAAAGTCGGGTCCTGTAGCACTGCCGTGTTGGTCAGTGCGTTAGTACGGATGATAGAGTTCTCTATGTCACAGCTGGCCTGAACTAACAGATGACATTCAATATCAGCACCGTCTACAGTGCAGGCAGAGGTGAACGTAACGTCGCGGAAGTTACGCATCTGAGCACCGAGAGTTAGCGTTCCAGCCGTACCGTTCACTGTAAAGTCTGGGCGAGTATCGTCAGCATCAGCGCCGTTACGACTGCCCTCACCGATCATCAACGAGTCAATAGTTACGACTGTAGTCGCACCGGCGGAGAGGTCAACATCTACACCAACAAGACCTCGACTATGGTAGCCATCAGGGAACAGTACGATAGAATTTATATCAGTGAAGCCTGTTACAACAGCTGTACCACCAGTATTCCTACCAATCTCAAGTAGTCCATTTACTCGGATGACGTTACCGCTACCTGTTACAACGCCCCAGCGATTAGCCTTCGTGTCCTGATCTATCGTGACAAAACTGTCAAATGTGCCATCAGTATCGACACCATCACCACCAGTCAAGACAAGCCCAGTACCAACGTCAATGGAGTCAAGAGCTAAGTTCTCAGCTTTAGCAGTACCGTTTACGAACGCACACTGAACACCTACCCAATCAACAGCGGTGAGTACTGGACTACCTACAGTGCCTTCTCGCCACTGAGAAATGTTGGGGTCAAGCCCAAAGATCAAGTATCCACCCTGCGGCGGGTATTCTGAAAAGCGAGTGTTGTTTGCAGCAGAACCAGCGACGTTATAGTAATAGTACGCTGCGTTGCCGGAGCCGACACCAATACGGACACCTTCAGTAGTGTTCAGGTCGAAAGAGTCAGACACATACGCCTTAACGAACCACAGCCGATTAGCTGCG